ATTTCTAACAGAAGGTAGAGACGCTCCGTTATATCACGGTACAAATCCGGATACTGCTTGGGAGATTCTTAAGCAGGATATGATCATTGGATTCACAAAACATTCCCATAAGTTAACAGGTGGATTCAAGACGAAGCATATGCATTTCACTTCTCAAGAAATATATGGTGTTTCACTCTCTAGATCGTTTGAGAAGTCAAGAGCTTTCGGTTCAATTATATTTGAACTAGATCAGCGTAAACTCGCCCAAACACACAAGATTTTTCCAATACAGTATTTTGCTAGCATGAATTCTATGGTGAGTGCTAGAACTTCCAGAGCGCGTGCATTTGCAGGGCACATAGGAAAGGACACTGAAGCAGAGGAATTTGTAGTAGGATCTATTAAAAATCTTGACAAATACTTAATTACTATTTGGGTTCCGCAATTTATGCTTGATTTTGATCATAATGCATATGTTAATAAAATAAAATATCTACCGAAAGTAAAAGGTTATGAAAAAATCATCGGAAAACGATAAACACACTGAAGAAGCTATCAAGCGTATTCATGAAGCTCGTAATAAACTCATCACTGAAGCTGTTATTGCAGCATGGCTAGATACTCACACTGTTAAAGAAACAGCTGACATTTTGAGAGAGTTTGCTGATCAGTTGGAGCAGTACTGTTGAAAGGCTTTAAGAATTATCTCAAATCTAAAGCAGATAAAGCAAAAGATATGCTCTCTAATCCAGAGAAGTATAAGAGTGAATTTATTAGAGATTTGAGAGATTTTGAGATGCTAAGTAGACATTATAGTAATGCCTTCTCAAAATACTATAAGGCTAAAGAAGCTGGTGATGTAGAAAATCAAAAAAAGTATGAAAAAATTTATAAAACAATGTTAGATCGCATGCAGAAAGCCAATGATCAATTTATGGAAAAATACAGTGATGCTAAACAGTTTACTCTAAACATTCCTGGTGTAGATGCAGAAACCAACCGCTTAACAAACTATCATTTATCAGGATTAATTGGATTTAACAATGGATTGCCTAAAGAAAGCCCAGAAGAAGCATTTAAGAAGTGGTTTGGAATTAAATGAAGACATATCAAGAATTCTTAACAGAAGGTAGAGATGCACCTCTTTACCACTCCACATCTCCGAGCAATGCTTTAAGTATTATTCGTCAAAATGAAATTTCTGCTACTACTACCACGGGTTTCAAAGAGTATGTAGGGGTATCTTTAACTCGTTCTATTAAAACAGCTTTCTATTGGAGAAGGTTTGGTGTTGTTTTTGAGATTGACCAACGAAAACTATCACAAGACAAACGTATCGAACCACTTAATATAATGGGTGTTGCTAAAAAATACGGAGGTAAAGTTCCAGATTGGGTGTATTCCAAATATGAAGAGTTGTTTGAAGAGAGAGTGAAGGGCAGTATTAACCCTCTCTCAAAATATCTAACTAAAATTATCATTGAAGATGTAGAAGCATTCAAACATTATTATGACAATATTGATCAAACTTTAGGCCCTAGCCGCAGATATAAACTAATTTTAACACATCCATTACTTTACGACTTTAAAACGAAGAGGTTTGTTAATAAATGAAATCATTCTCTGAATTCTTAACAGAAGGTAGAGATGCACCGCTTTTTCATGGCATCAAGCGTTTTGAGAATGCTTATAATATCCTATGTGTGTCTAGAGAATTGCAACCAGTTACACATCAGGATTCCTATAAATTACTCAAAGCAACTCCTAATGAATGGTTTCATGAACCAGATAGAGATAGGAGAATGATCAAAGGAATTTCTCTTACTAGAGATTTCCATTATGCTACAATGCGTGCACCAAGAATGGACAGCAGATATGCAATTGTCCTAGTCTTAGATCAGAGGAAACTAGCTCAGAGATATGAGATAAAGCCGGTTCAGTATTGGCAAAGTCTTTTAGAACCAAGGCCAGCTAGAAGTTCAATAACTTACAACGAAGCTGAAGAATTTCTATTAACAGACAAACCACTTCCACTAGATTTATATTTGAGGAAGATTTTTATCGGACCGGAAGTATTATTCTTTCTACGTAAAAGTGATGATAAATCGTTACGTCAATTATATGATTGCTTGAAAAAGGATAATATGGTGCATGTGGTTGGAAAGACTTTAGAACGTTCTAAATAGGTCTATGACCTATGAGAATCCTTGGACATTTCAAGATAAAGTTTTTACAGAAGATGATATCGGAGATTATCTCGGTTTCGTGTATTTGATTACAGATACTTCGAATAACAAAAAGTATCTCGGTAAGAAGATTTTCTGGAACAAAGTTGCTAAACCTCCGCTTAAGGGTAAGACGAAAAGACGAATCAGCCGGAAGCCTTCGAACTGGCAAGAATATTACGGGTCGAATGATCTGCTAAAAAAACTAGTTGCTTCATCTGATAAATCACTCTATAAAAGAGAGATTCTCAAGCTATGCCGTACAAAATCTGAGATGTCTTACTTCGAGACAAAGTTGTTGTTCGAGAACGATGCTCTTCTAAGAGATGATTTCTACAACGACTGGGTGACATGCAAAATCACGAGAGGACAGCTAAATGCTATTAGAGATTCGTAAGCATGGTGAGGGAGAAGATTCAATCTCTACTATTCATGGGGAGTGTCAAGAATGTAAACGAGGGTACAATTCTCTAGTAATTTTGAATACGGTGGCTCTGACACCGAATGTCTATAAACTAACCATAAAGTGTATTGCATGCCAAACACTATTCAAGACCAAGGTCAAGCAAAGATAAACCTCACAGAATCACTTGCAATGGCTCTATGCCTTCAATTATCTGAAGAATATAGCTATCTAATGGAACGATTCCAGATTAAAGATAATCTGCTTTTCAACAATTATCACACTAAAGGCAAAAATGTGCATCCGATCATCTCTAGTGATCGTAATGCGTTTATGCTGATGCAGAGTATCATCCGCAAATATACAGAATACGCAAATTTTTTGAAGGAAAAAACTTATTATGGGCAAGAAGAAGAGCAGAGCTAAATATGTATCTAAGGGAGAGCGTCACGCTATCGCTCCCGAAAATCGTGTAAAGCGAGATCCCATTAAGAATATTCTTGATAAGCAGGAAGCTTTCAGTAAGGGTAAGAAGGTTTACTTCACTATTCCTAACCCAAATCCCAATGAAACCAATAAGCGTTTCATTCGCGTAGAGGGTAAATTGCTTTACGGAGATTTCAGAAAATTTAATGAAAGGTTTATTATTAGATGAAAATTGTAGTATACGGTAAGGAGCATTGTCCGTACTGTGATAAAGCAAAGAATATTCTAGAACAATACGGTTTCTCATACGCTTATTACGACATCAACAAAGATAATATTGATCTCGTAACTCTTACAACCAAAACCGCTCCTGGCGCAAAGACGGTTCCCATTGTGATCGTTCAAGATGTTTGGATCGGAGGTTATACCGAGCTAGAAGCATTCTTGAAGGCTTGGAAGCAAGATATCGATAAGCTTAGAGAGCTTCTCAGGAATGGCGAAACAGTCTCCGTTGTTTTCGTGAAGTCTGACGGCACGACTCGTATCATGCATTGCACACAGAACTTCGATCTGATTCCACCAGAAAAGCATCCAAAATCAACTAGTGATAAGAGCAAAGATCCTAATCTCTTCACTGTATTTGATGTTGAGAAAAAGGATTGGAGATCTTTCAAAGCTGATCGCATTGAAAAGATTGTATAATGCCTAAGAAGCATATCATACACGTCAACCGCCAGTTTATTGCTATGAATGCAAAAGATGGCGGAAATCGTCCTGAATGCACGATCAAACATAAAGACGGGAAAACATACTATGGAGATCGTGTAGAAATACACGGTCCTTCTGTTGTTGGACGTCTTGGAAATCAATTGAATTGTGGTGCTCGTGTATGGATTGAGACTGAAGCTGATATCACAATCCATAATCAAATGAGTTTTCAAGAAGCAAAGAAATACGTAGAAGTGTTATATGACTGAAATAGTAGCTGGAGAGTACATAACAAACGAATCTTCTAAGAATGCGATGGGCGGTACAGAGCTAATGGCTCATCGCATGATAAAATATCTAGATCCTGAACTTCTTAAGGATTTTCAAATTATTCATTCTCGTGTGCGTGAGCTAAGACCAGATCTCAAGAAGATTCTAGTCTGTCATGATCTGCACAACGATCCTGAAGTAGGGAAGCTAGCAGAACCTGAGTATCGAAAGAATTTCGATAAGATTGTGTTTGTCTCGAATTGGCAAGCACAGATGTACAATGCTTCATTAGGAATTCCTTACGACGAATTCGTTGTAATCCCTAATGCAATTGAGCCGTTTGAAGATGTAGAGAAGGATTTTTCAGGAACTATCAAACTGATATATCACACTACACCTCATCGTGGTTTAGAACTGCTCGTGCCTGCTTTCAAAGAACTGTCGAAGAATTTTGACATTCATCTTGATGTGTTCTCATCATTTAAGATGTATGGCTGGGAGCAGAGAGATCAACCGTATGAGAAACTTTTTGATACGATTAGATCTCTTCCTAATGCAACATATCATGGCTATCAGCCCAATGATGTGATACGTGAAAAACTCAAGGAAACGCATATTTTCGCTTATCCTTGTATCTGGCCAGAAACTTCTTGCCTTGCTGCAATTGAGGCACTATGTGCTGGAAATCTTATGGTACATCCGAACCTAGCAGCTTTACCTGAGACATGTGAGCATGGAACGATGATGTATCAGTTCAATGAAGACCCTAATAAGCATATCAGACAGTTCTTTGTTTCTTTACATGGAACTCTAGAAGCTATTAAAAATCAACCAGATATCGCTAAAACAGTTGCACTGAACGGAAAAAGACATTATAACAATGTCTATAAATGGGACAACATTGCTTCCAGATGGAACGCACTGTTAAGGAGCTTCTTATGAAGAAAGCGGTAGTGAGAAAGACACGGAAGACAGTCGGTCGAGTTACTGCTCATCAGAATCGAGCAATGAATGTCAAGATGCTTGGTGGTGAGCCTGAGTTCAAAAACAACAAGATCCCTTCTAAGGTCGATCTCATTACCACTTACAGCTGGTACAGCAGGATGATTGATAACGAGCAAGCCAAGCAGTGGCTTCTAGATTATGTGGAAAAGAATCGCCCTGAACTCGTTCCGACTGTTCGCGCACTGAACGAAAAGACAATGACTTGGACGATGGCATGGATTGCTCGTCTGAAGATGCGCGATATCAGCTTCCCAGATTCTACTCCAGAAGAGAAATTTGAGCAGTATCTGAACGGTCTGCCTGTTCTCGTACACAAGGCAGATGAAGTAGAAGTTCAGAATTCTACTCCTCGCAATCGTTTGAGCGAGTTCCTTCCTGATTTCGAAGAAGCTGTAGATAAGCTCGATCCCGACTTCAACACTTACGAATATCTCACTAGCCGTAACGTACCCATGGTATATGCTCAGCGTATTGCTGACTACTACCAGGATCAGCTTGATGAGATCAAGTCAGCACTGGATAAGTCTTGCAAGCAGTGCGTTGAAGCCTACAGCCACATGAAGAAGACACAACTCGCTTTCTTCGCAAAATACCTTCTGAATATCATTGATGACTGTGTTCGTTATATCGGAAACAACAAGAAGGAGCGCAAGCCTCGCAAAACTAAGGCTAAGAAGCCAGAGCAGATTCTGAAGCACTTCCAATACAAGGAGAGAGACGACACTCTCAAGCTGATTTCTTCAGACCCGCAAAATATTTTAGGTGCAACACAACTTTTTGCCTTGAATACTTCATATAATGTATTAACAATACATGTTGCCAAGGAAGGTGGGTTTGGGGTCCATCGTACTTCTATCACTAACTTTGACGCAGCTGCCTCCAAGGCGAAGCGTGTCGGTAAGAAATTGCAGCCGGTTATCGACGCCATTCTCCAAGGTAATAAGAAGCAGCGAGAGAATTGTCTTAACTTAGTGTCGACGGATTTTATTGCCGTCAATGGGCGCATAAATAAAGATACGATACTACTGAAGGTGATTCGGTAGTATCCCTCCGAAGGAGCGGACATGAATAAGACTCTAGTATTACCGGAAGACGATGAAGCAACTGCTAACACTGCAAGCAACGTAATACAACTTCCAACACGAATCACAGACATAGAATTCGCAAACATCGAAAATTCACGTAATCTCATCATCGAAAAGAAGAAGGAATATTGTGATGAGGTGCTTGAATATTCGCTAGAACACTTCTTTAACTGCTTGGACGGTTTCGGTATCAAGTTCGATAACAACCGAATGAATGCCAAACAGCTCGTCATGCTGGAAGAAATCTGCCAGGCGATTTTATATCAATATTACGGGATTGAACACCCCTTTCAAAACATTGCTGAAGAGCTCATTTCCGTTGTGGATGACGAGCCGATTGAGGAGGGTGTCGATGAGGATGAATGATTATTATAGATTACAGCCAGGTTTGCATCGCAAACTATATGAAGGCAATTGGAAAATACACTAATATACCAGTTGAGATTGATCTTCTACGCCATATGATTCTAAACAGCATTCGTGCTGTGAATTCAAAGTTTAGAACACAATATGGCGAGTTGGTAATAGCAGTAGATTCACCAAACAGCTGGAGGAGAGATTTCTTTCCTTATTATAAAGCCAATAGATCACAGGTTAGAAAAACCTCTGATGTTGATTGGGCTGAACTATATGCTTGTCTTAAGAAAATCAAAGACGAGCTGATAGAGTATTTTCCTTATACGGTCATACAGATTGAGAAAACTGAAGCTGATGACATCATTGGTGTTTTGGCTCGGCATTGTATTGAGCAGCAGGAAGCTTGCCTGATCGTATCCGGCGATAAAGACTTCATTCAACTACAAGCTGATAACATCTTTATCAAGCAGTGGGATACAAAGAATGAACGCTGGATGACAGATGCAAATCCAAAGCGATTTATGTTTGAGCATGTAATGCGTGGTGATCTTGCTGATGGCATCCCAAATGTTTATAGCCCTGATGATCAGTTCATAACAAAAGCAGCACGTCAGAAAAAGATCACTACGAAACTGCTTGACACGCTTTGGGAGCAAGGGCTAGAATCTGCAGATCTCCCGTATCTAAAGAGGAACATCACACTCATTGATCTAAGGAGAACACCTAAAGAGCTGCAGGAGCAAATCATTGCAGCTTATCACAGTTCTCCAAAGAAGAACAAATCGCAAGTTCTTAACTATTTTATCAAAAATAACCTAAAACAGCTTACACCATCATTAGGAGACTTTTAATTGGCAATCAGAGAATCAGCATTCCGCACACTTGAGAAAGTTGCACAGATTAAGACAAAACAAGAGCGTATAGACGCATTGCGTGAAGTGTGTGCAGAGAGACCTGCACTTGCAATGGCAATCCAATATGCATATCATCCGGATGTTCAATTCGATCTTCCAGAAGGTCCCCTCCCTGAAAATATATTCAAGCCTGCCACACACGATGAGTTTGGCAACTTCTATCAGAATGTGAAGAAGCTTCGCAACTACTTTACAACTTCTCCG